AGAACATCTCGCAACGGGGTGGGCCACAACAGAGGTCATGCTCAAGGTTCTTGGTGATTATGGCGATACGACTACTGAAATTGGTGCAAAAGCCCAAGCTTCAGCACAAGACGTCAAGAGCATGACGATGATGATGTCGACGCTAAAGGCACAAGTTGGAACAGGCTGGACAGACTCATTTGAGATTCTCGTAGGTAATCTCGATGAGGCAAAGGCACTCTTTACTCCTTTAACGGGCTTTATTGGCGGCTTCATAGACAAGTCGACAGAGGCAAGAAACGCCATACTCAAGACGTGGAAGGACATGGGCGGTCGAGAGTCCCTAATTCGAGCATTTCAGTATGCCTTCGAGGCCCTCGACTCGGTAATCACGCCGATTCGCGAGGCGTTTCGCCAGTTCTTTCCAGCGTACTCGTATAAGGACCTGCTCGCGCTTACGGACGGGTTTGAGTCGCTGATGAAGAAGCTCAAACTGTCTGACGAAGCGGCCGCGCAACTCAAACGGGCTGCCGCGGGTCTATTCGCCATATTTAGCCTCGGCAAACAGGCGGTAAGCGCCATTGCTAATGTCGTTCGAGATCTATGGGGGCAGATTAGTCCTCTGGCAGGCGTCTTACTTGAGAACGCAGCAGGTCTTGGCGACTGGCTTGTCGGTCTGGATGCGGCAGCAAAGAAGGCGGACTTCTTCAATAGTGTAATCAACGAGTTCAAAAACGGAATTGTTCAGGCGGCGTTGTGGATTGAGAGTGCGTTCAATCAGGTTAAGGCGGCTATCGAAGGCTTCCTTGGGATTGACTTCGACGGTGTTCTGGTTGTCTCGCAGACTGCTGAAGAGGCATTTTCGCCTTTTGAAGCGATTGCCGCCGGCTTTAATGCTGCTTCCACTCAACTGTTGCAACATTCACGAGGTTTAGCGATCGGTAGTCAATCGTCTGAAGGAACCCCGCAGATAGGCTTTGGGGCATGTTATAGAACGCTACCGCCGCAGCAGCGGCATCCTGGCCAGCAAGCGCGGTCATGTTAGCAATACCTTTAATGGCAGGTATTGCTGTGTCCAGCTCGATGCCCGCATTTGTAAACTTGGCTAATGCGCCAGTCATGTCGCTCAGATTATAGATAGTTTTGTCCGCGTAAGTATCGAGTTCGCGAAAGTAGGGGTCAATATCTTCGACGCTCTTTCCTGTGGCGGCAGAGATAGTCTGAATTGAGGTGAGCTTCTTCTCATAGTCACTATACCCCTCGCCGATCGGAGCAATGGCTAATGCCTCAGCCATCTGACGGGCGGAATTTACGACTGCGTTGGTCAGATTCTGTACTACAGTCATAGCAACTACGCCGAGAGCGGAGAATTTCTGTGAAAGTTTATCCACACCCTCCTCAATTCCGCGGAATGAGAACTTTTGGAACCAATCGCCAACCGCACTAAATCCTTTACTCACACCATCAAAGTTTAAGGAGCTTTTAAGACGGTCGAGGGTGGACATACTTGTTTTGACGCCGCTTTCAAATTGTTTATTGTCAAATTGCATCGAAACGACGCGTTCATCTACTGTTCTGCTCATTTTCCAGTTACCTCCCTCCATAATTCATTCGCTAATGATTCAAATATGGGCCTTAAGGCGGGGTTAATATAGTCGACGCCTCTAACGAATGAACCGTCGCGGGACACGTGACCGTATTGTAGTAATATGGCAACAGGGGCGGACCCCGGTGCTCTATTAGTATTTCTCCATGTGATTCCAAATGAGTTTTTCGATTGAAAGCACGAAAATTCCCAAGAGGAGGCGGTAAGGCCGGTATCAACAGGGGTAGCCGACTCTAAAGCTCGTAAACCACGAGAACCATAGCTCCGTAATACAGAACGTACATCCCTATTCGCGGCATTCACAAGAAACCGCGTGGTTTTGCCAAAGTCGCCAGACTGTCTAAAGGTCAGCATGCCCATGTTGATACCCTCCGATCAAACCTTTTTGGTGAAATCGAGAGAAACCCAGCCCTCACCGGACTTAAGTTTGCCCCACTTTTTGGCACCCTTACCTGCAGCTTCATCAACGATCGTATAGATGTTGTTGTCGTTGCGCAGGGTACGCACGATGGCGTTGTTGGTGCCAGGACCTTTCCGAATATTCAGCGCCGAAGCAGTGATTCGGATTTTGTATGCCGTAAAAGACGGCGTAGGAGTTGTCGGGGTCGTAGGCGTAGTAGTTTGCACACCGGGAAATTTGACGGGAGCTTTTCCGCTCAAACGAGCATTGAGTTCCGCCACAAGTCTCGGGAGAATGCCAACAAAGTACGGACCCGGACAGGATTTGGTGGAGTACCACCGATGGAGAGTGATGATCATTTCGTCGGATTTCTCCCACGTCTTGATCCATGCTTCAACGGCGTCTTTTCCGGAGATGTTGTCGGGTTTCGGCTGGTAGTTCACCTTTTTGTAGCCGTAGAACTTGCAAATGTCCTCTGCAAGATCGAGCCAGGTGTTGATCGCGGCATCGCTCATGCCCCAATTCGGGCCGAGAGTATTATTCGCGATTTCGAAGGTGATTGCCCGGTTATCATTGTAGCCGCTGGATGTGGTCCAAGCAGCGCTTGACTCTGGACACCCAAGACCGAGCCGGCCGTCTGTGCCGATCGCATAATTCACGCTAACGCCTGGGCGGGAAGCGGTGATAAATGCCGGCAGGCCGAGAGTGCGGTCTATCGTCAGGTTTCCGGCAACACAGTGCGGAGACAGACGCTTGATAGCAGCTTTTCTCGGAGTGGTAATGTTCGGAGAGATGCGAGTGTGGTGGATCGGAAGGTTGCAATGTTCACGCGTCGCCATTGCGTACCTCCAGCGCCAATTCATCATTGACACTATCCGGAATATCCTCGTCGTCGCCGACAACAGGAACCTCCGTCATTTTGGCTTTGCATTCGTCGCACATTTCGCTGATATCGCGACCCATGAATGCGTTTCCACAGACAGGACATGTCAGTTCGAGTTTTTCACTCATAGTGATCATCCTTTCGTATTGTTTTGGGCGCGTCTCGATTGATTCAATGCCGCATTTCTGGACAGAACCTCGCGTTTGCCCATCTTTTTGGGAGGTTGACTCTTAATGCTGCAGACACGGATTAGCGTTAGTAGACGATTAAGGTGCCACTTCTGACATTCAAAAGGAATCGTGAGCGCAGTCATATAATAGTATATAACCTCGGCGGTCATAATCTCCTTTTGACCTTTTTTTGTTCCCGGGGGTTCGGTAATCGTGGTCGCAGTCATCGGATCTGAGATATACGTCTCAACCTTTTTGGTAAGCTCTGATGACCAGTATAGATATGCCGTTTCGGGGACGTTTTTGGTCAGCGTCATACAGCGCAGATAGTCATTATTCTCGTCAGGGGTTCGCTTTTCTAGATTAACCAGAAAAGGTTTATGCCATCGAGACTCCCATTTGGCCATGGAAACGAGTGAGTGCTCCAATTGCAGCGTAATTGCCTCGCATTCCACGAAACACTGCGTCGCCTCGTCAAAAAACTCTCGTTTCGGGACGGTTATCTGAAGCACTCACTCCGCCTCCTTTCAGGTTACCGCTTTCAGCGGCGCCGGGCTTGACGGTTGCTCCACTTTCGGAATAACCGCGTTCATGAACACCGTGGCATTTGTCTCGTTGGCCAGCAACCACAGAAGAAACTCATCATAGGCCGGCGAAGACTGGAAGTCGAGAAGTACGTCAGCGGTCTTGATAAACCGTTTGCCGTCGTCGGACTTCCGACCATAGGCCTTTTCGATGATGGAGACCAGGATCTTGTAAATTTCCTGGTTGTCCTTCGAGGCGATGATCTTTTCGAGGCGCTGCTTCATTCCACCGGAGATTTCGTTCTCCATGCCGAGAATGTCGGCCTTCGAGAGGTTGAAGTAGATGTCTTCGGTTCTTTCCACGTCGTTGAAATCGGTATAAGTTACGGTGTGTTTGTACATTTGGTGGGTCTCCTTTCAAATATGCAGACGATTTGATTAGCCGGCGGCGAAGATCTCAGCGATTTCATCCGGCAGGGGCAGACGAGCAACAACCGCGGCAGCAACCGGATCAGTTGTGGCATCGTTTCCGTACAGGATCAGCTCGAGAGCTGCCAGGGCGGTGGGGTCGACCTTCGACGAGTCGATTTCGATGGAGGCAGTGGGCTTATAACCGGTGACTTCCTCCGGAGTGGTGGTGAGTTCCCACGAGAACGCGATGGCTTCGGGGGAATCATTGACGGTGGCGAAGGCCTTTTCGGACGGAGCAGCGAGGGCGCCGTAGATGATGTGCAGCTTGTAGCCGTAATCATTGCCGTCGACGTCGTTGCCGAGAATCGTGCGGTAGCACAGACCGAAGGTGTCGCGCTTCTGCTGGCCGATACGGACGCCTTCCGCCAGATTGGCAGAGCCGTCGCAGGTGGCGAATTCGTCGGGGTAGGTGTACGCTTCAATTGTGGCGCCGAGTTCTTCGGTCGACATCAGATTGAGGTACTTGACATTGTTGGCGTAGACGGGCGACGCTTCAGCGCCACTCGGGCTCTCGGTAACGCCCGAAAGACCGTTCCAGGGGACGCCGGCAGGGTAAGCGCCATTGACCTTCTTGTACAGAACGCCCTTGCTTACGCCGGTCTCGTAGGTTCTCTCACCAGACTGGTCCCATTTGAGTTTAGACATGTTGTTTCCTCCTTAAAAGTAAACTTTGAATACGAAGTGGTTGAGATTGTCGTTGGCAAATGCCCGATCAAAAGCTATCCGGGTGAACCTCCGAAGAAGTTTGGTCGGTATGGCAGAATCGGGATCGGCGTCAATGATGGTAATGAGGTATGCGGTGGTGGTAGCATAGGGCATGTCGTCAGCAAATCGGCTGGTAATGTCGGTCAGATGGTACTCGATTGCTGGAAACTTCAACTTGTCGCCCGAAGGCGGCTGGAAGTAAACGTTTCTGGAACCTAGTACATCGACCAAAAGCTCATGAAGGTCCAGGCGTTGGCCCATTGTAAACCCCTCCAATTGTGAGGAGAAGACGGGGTCTCTGGACTTCAACCGAAGTTACTTTCCAAAGAACCCCATTCATCTCAATGAAGCGTATTGCCGAGAAGTTTTCATTTGCATATGGATCCGCCACGATGCTAATACGCGAGTCAAAACGCAAATCCTGGTTAGCATCCTCGCCCGGAAGCGTTCTGCTAATGTTTCGGATGGTCATGGCGGCATAATTGCGGGTCGTGGCGGAGTCAATCCATACACCAGGCACGTTTTCAGCCGACGTCACAAAACCGACGGGGCATAAAAACTTTGCCATTTTGACGTTCCTCAGCCTTCAGCGTACTCGAAAGTCCACTCGACGGTGGTGTTCGGTGCGAAGAAGTAGGTGTCGTTGGCGGAGGCCGTGACAACCGCGTCTTCGGTGATCACGTAATCGCCAGCAGCCTTGACAACATCGTCAATGGCGTAGGTTACGCCAGTCGCTGCGGGAATGGTGATCGTGTTAGTGCCCTGAACGAATGTCGGAGCAGTCGGAGTGGCCTGAGTGCCAGTTGCTCTCCAGAAGACCAGAGCGGACTTCGGATAGCGCAGGGCGCCGGAGCAGCGGGTTTCCATCAGGTACTTGTACTGGTTGAAATCGATGTCGAAGTCGTCGAACATCGCAATGGCGCCGCCACGGTTGGCACCGATAGCGTAGTCATTGGGGGCAAAGCAGACCGCAACCAGATCACCGAAGTCGGTGGTCACACCGTCAACCTGCGGAGCCGGGACGATTTCGGAAACAAGCAGTGCCTGCTCGAGTTCGGCCTTGGTGTTGTACAGACGGCGGCCCATCTTGTCCTTGATCAGGAGCAGATCGACGAGGATCGCTTCCGAAGTGATCATGACCGGC